GATCTCAAGGCCATCGGCCATCGCATCGAGACCATCAGCGCACGCGCCGCCATCCGGCCAGCAGCATGAGCGACATAGTCGACATCGCCCAGCAGGCCGAAGCCCTGCACCTGCAGCGCGCACTCGCTGCCGCCCGAGTACAACACCAGCCGCTGATCCCATGCCACCGCTGCCACAACTGCGAATCCAGCCTGCCGGCCGGCGGCCTGTTCTGCGACACCGACTGCCGCGACGACTATCAGCGCCGCACCAAGCGCAACCCATGACCCCGTCCCCCCATGGTTCAGTCGCGGCAGCGGCTGCTGAACGCAGCATTCACATCATGAACTCCAGCAAAGCGGGTCCTTCCCGCAAGCATTGCTCACGGGTAATGCGAACCGCGTTTGGTCTGGTGTCGGTGATGGTTGGGGATAGTGAACGGTGAGCTGGGCCAACCATGGTGCGGTGCTGCGGCAGATGCGGGCGGCCGGGCTGCTGGTGGCGGAGCCGCTGCGGCTGACTGATGGCAATCGCAGCACGCGGTGTCTGGTTGAGGATGGCGGCCGGGAGAAGCGCGGCTGGTACTTTCTGCGGGAGTGGCGGCTCGATGATGGGACGGCGCTGCTGGCCGGGTCGTTCGGGGTGTTCCAGGGCGACTCGGCGAATCCGCAGAAGATCGAGCTGACGAAGTGCTGCGCATCGTGCGGCGCCGAGATCGATCTGCGCGAGAAGGTTTGCCCGGCATGCGGGAACCGCGCGTTCAAGAACCGCGAACTGACGGATGAGCAGAAGGCCGCCTGGCGTGAAAGCGTGCTGGCGGATCGCAAGCGGGCCGCGGCCGAGCAGGCCGCCCTCGCCGAGCGCGCATCGCAGTGGGCGACGGCCGTCTGGCGCGCCTGTGCCGAGCTGGCCCCGGGCGGTCATCCGTACCTGGTGCGCAAGCAGCTGGCAGGTACTGGCGGCGCCCGGCAGTTCAACGGAGTCGACGGGCTGACTCTGTCTGGCGCCGAGGCGGACGACTATCGCTATCTGTCGTCGTTCGCCGGACATCTCGCCGTGCCGCTGTGCGACGAGAACGGCAAGATCTTCGGCCTGCAGTTTATCGCCCCGAAGCGCGACCCGAAGACCGGGCAGGACAAACGGTACTGGCCGCGCGACATGCTGGTGTCTGGCCATTCCTGGACGATCGGCGGATCGCCGCGCCGTCTGGGTTTGGTGGCCGAGGGCTTCGCGACGGCTCTGACGCTGCACGAGGCGACCGGCGGGCAGCCGGTGACCGTGGCCTTCGCCGCCAACAACTTGCTGCCGGTGACCAAGGCGCTGGTCAAGCGCACCCGCGGACGGGCGAAGCTGCTGATCTGCGCCGACGACGACTGGCTGCAGAAGTGCCTCGAGTGCAAGCACTACACGCCTGTCGGCGAGCAGCTTTGCCGGGCATGCGGGAAGCCGCACCGCCAGGGCAATGCCGGTGTCGGCCGGGCTCGCGACGTGGCGTTTGCCGTCTCGCAGGCCGAGGTGTTCCTGCCGACGTTCGCCGCCGAGCGGCCGGTCGATCGCAAGGGCCCGACCGACTTCAACGACCTCGCGTGCCTCGAAGGTCAGCAGGTGGTCACCGCGCAGTACGAGCGGCGGCTGCTGGAGCTTGAATGGCAGGAGATGGCCGCCAGCGCCCATCGTCCGGCTTCTGATGGACGGCGGCCGCCTACAGATGGCTCTGCCGCGGGCGGCAATCATGGGGGGGGCGGGGGGCAGTCGCGACCGCCTGCCATGGCCATCATGGACCTCGACGACCTGATCGAGCGCTTCTGGCCGATCGACGACGGGACGGGCGACTGCGTTTTCGACACGTGGACGCGCCGCATGGCCAAGCGCTCGCAGATGATCGCGCTGCTGCCGGCCGGGGTTCGTGGGGATGACATCAAGCGGCATCATCGGTGGATCAGCCGCGGCGCGTGCTACCTCGAGGAAGTCGGCTTCGACCCGGCTGGCACGGATGAGCTGATCAAGCTCAACACCTGGCGCGGCTGGCCGCTCAAGCCGAAGGCGGGCCGTTGCGAGCGCATGCTCGATCTGGTCGAGTACCTGTGCTCGGGAGACGCGCACGGCCCGAAGGTGGCGCGCTGGCTGCTGCAGTGGATGGCCTACCCGCTGCAGAACCCTGGCGCCAAGATGTCGTCGGCGGTGATCATGCACGGGCCGCAGGGAACGGGCAAGAGCACGCTGTTCCAGTGCCTCGCGCGCATTTACGGCGACTACGCCACCGTGCTCAACCAGCGCGGGCTTGAAGACCGCTTCAATTCTGACTGGACCGACAGCAAGTTGTTCATCCTGGCCGAGGAAGTGGTCACTCGGGCGGAAATGTGGCACATCAAGGGCGAGCTGAAGGAACTGGTCACCGGCGAGTGGATTCGCATCAACGAGAAGCAGTTGAAGGCGTACCGCCAGCGGAATCACGTGAACCTGGTGCTTCTGTCGAACGAGGGCCAGCCGCTGCCGCTCGACAACGACGACAGGCGGCATCTCGTGATCTACACGCCGCCGGAGCTGTCGGAGCAGTACTACGACGAACTGCGCGCCGAGATCGATTCCGGCGGTGTCGAGGCGTTCTACCATCACCTGCTGCACCTCGACCTGACCGGCTTCCACCCCAACAAGCGGCCGCCGATGACCGCGGCCAAGCAGGCTCTGATCGGGCTGTCGAAGGGCAGTGAAGCGCGGTTCATCGATGCCTGGATCGAAGGCGACCTCGAACTGCCGGTCTGCCCGTGCAAATCGACCGACCTGTACGCCAAGTACCTGAGCTGGTGCAAGCGCAACGGGGAATTCAAGCCGCGCCCATCCTCGCAGTTTTTTGGCTGGATCGGCAACATGCCCGGATGGGACAAGCGCAAGGCGCGGCATTACCGCGACCTTTCCAGCACCGAGGCGCAGAACAGCCCGATTGTCACGCCGCCGCTGGAGATTCTGCAGGCCAGCGGCTTCGCGCCGCCGGCCGGCGAATCATCCCGCACGCGCTGGCTGACCGAGTGCGTCGTGCGGTTCGCAAACGATGCCCAATTTGAGGGCGGCGGCGCAGGAGCAGGGCCATGAGTGGCCGCATTCCGGGTCAAATCGCGCCGCGTTCCGGGTACCCGGAATGCCTGAAAGGCAGGCAGGGCAAGGCTTGTTCCGGGCATTCCGGGCATTCCGGCTCCGCGCGCACGTATACAGAAGTACACGCATACACGCGCACGCTCTCGCGCGCATCACTTCTTCTCACACGCGTACACATAGGGAATACCCGGAATGCCCGGAACAAGCCTTGCGTAGAGCGGCTTCCAGACATTCCGGGTACCCGGAATGCGGCTTCCAGACCCGGAATGTTTGCCGTGTCACCCGGAATGCCGATGCGGGGTGCGCGATGAGCCAGCCACAGAAGCCACTGCGGCAGGCCATGCCGCTGGTCGCCGAGTTCATCGACGCCTGCGCGGCCGAGTGGGGCGGCAGGACCGTTGGCGCAATCATCCGCGCCGGGCTCGACGGCCAGCCTGTGTTCCACGCCAGCGAAGGCGGCCACGAGATCGGCACGCGCATCCCGCCGCCGTCTGCCAGCTACACCGCCGACGAGCTGCTGGCCAGTTCGCCACGTGGCGGCGCAGCGCCTGGCGGAAGCAGCAGAAAGGAAGCGACGCGATGACCAGCGAGCCGATGAGCCAGGCCGAGTTCGCGCGCCGCGCCGGCTACGCCAAAAGCTACGTCACGGCGCTGAAGCAGGCCGGCCGGCTGGTCATGACTGCCGACGGGCGCGTCGACGCGGCGGCCAGCGTCGCCCGCATCGAGGCCACGCGCGACCCGAATCGCGACGATCTGGAATCCCGGCGCGCCGGCCGCATGGCCGCGCTGCAGGCGCCTGCAGCGCCCGCGGCAGGGCCGGCCAATGCGGAAGGTCCAGCGCCGGCAGAAAAGCCCGCTGTGGCCGCCGCTGGGGCCGCTGCCGACCGTTCCGAAGTCGGCCGCAGCTACCAGGAAGCGCGCGCGCTCAAGGAACGCTACGCCGCGCTGTCTGCGCGCCTCGAGTACGAGCGCGCGGCGGGAATCATGATCGAGCGCGAGGCGGTCGCCGAGGCGGTGGCGGATGTCGTGATCTCGATCCGGCAGACGCTCGAGCAGATGCCGCACAGCGTGGCACCCGAGCTGGTCGGCTGCGACCTCGACACCATCCGCGCGCGCCTCAAGCGCGAGATCGCCGCCGCCTTGGCCGATCTCGCCCGGCAGATGCGCGAACGCCTGCAGCAGATCGCTGGCACCGCGGAGCCGGCCGCATGAATGCCAGGACGCATCAACCCGGAAACATCGCCACATGGCAGATGTGGGCGCCC